TCTTAAAATAACTTGGAAATACTTTTTATTCTTCATATCTTATATAATATTTATGACAAATGACAGACATGGAAACAAAAATATGCACTAAATGTAGTTGTAGCAAACCAGCAACAACTGAATTTTTCCCAAAACAACTTAATGGATTATTTTCGTGGTGTAGGGAATGTAAAAGAGAATGGCAACGAACTTATAATAAAAGTGAAGCTGGTATAGAATCTCAGAAAAAATATAATAAAACACCTAAGGGTAAAAAAAATAATTTTGAGGGTACTAAAAGATACCAACGTAAACTTAGAGGAATTTATGGGATATTTGATACACAATCTGGTGATTGCCTTTATATAGGTCGCTCTTCTCAATTTAATGGTAGAGTATTAACCCACAAATATTGCATTAACAATTTAGAACAAGCTCATAAACATCATCCGTCAATGTATCACCTATATGAGTTATTATCTCATCATCACTCAGTGTCATATAGATTATTAGGTGAATTTGTGCGTGAGGAGCTGAATATGCAAGAATCTGAATTTATTGACAACTATAAACCAATATATAACATCTATAAAAATGATAAATAACAACGAAGACAAAGCAAAAATTTTTTACAAATGGTTAGGTCAAAGATTTCCTAAATTTGAAATTGCATCTGAAGGTGCACCTATTAGTTTTTTAGCTAAAGATGATGAAGATAAAGAATACTATATTCACGTTGAAATAGCTAACGAACCATCTGTTAAAGATAGAAGAACAACAGGTATTAAAATTGAAAATACACATTTTTATCACCTATATGCAATGGCATCTCAAGAACAAAATGTATTTTGGTTTGAGGCGTTTGCTGACGGTTATATGTTATTCTTTTTAAATGATTGTTTAACACCTGAACAAATGAAAGTAACAGAGGAAGCAACATATATTGGTATTACTAGTGCGTTGCATGTTGAAGAATCAACTATTACTGTTCCATCATCAGATGGAGAATCATTTTATGTAAGAAAATAAAGAGAGCCGGTGAAAGCCGGCTTTTTATACTGAAATTAGTATTTAAATATAAATGTCTTTACTAGCATTATAGTTTGCTAAAACAACAGCATCATCATTACTACCACTAACTGGAAAACTTCTATAATAAACCATTGATGCTATTTTTCCTAAGAATGGAGAAGAATATCCTAACAAATATTCATTATCTACTCCTGTAGGCAATCCTTTTTCATCTAAATTATTCCAAGTAGTAATTAATTGTCCATTAACGTAGTATTTTCTATAATACGAACCTGCAGTTTGATTAAAACTAAAAGCTACATTTATAAATTTATTATTATAATCATTTGGATCTAAACTTTGAGATACTGATTTGAATGAAAAACCTACACTACTTGAATTAGCAGTCCTCATAGTCCAAGTCATAGTATTTAAAGTTCCATCATATCTTATAAGGACATCTTGATCCTCAGTCCATTCATATAAACTACTAGTATGATTTGGGTTGGTTGAAGAGGTAACTGGAGCGATCCAAAATTGCATTAAAAATTCACCACCAGCAGTATCACCACTCATTTGTAAATAACTATTAGAAGGAGTAAGGGCACAATTTATAAAATTTGGATTACCTTGTATTAAAGTTTTTTTATTAGTTGTTTTATTCCAACTATACCCAGAGCTACCTGTAATTATATTCCAATTTCCTGTGCTATTATTAAATGAGCCTGTTACATTATCATTTGTATCATAAAATCCATATAATACACTTTGTGATACAGGACTCCAACTATTATAAGCTACTTTTTCACTTATTAAACTACTTCCTAAATACAGTGGTCCTAATTCCCAAGAATCAACGTATTGTTTATCTATTTGTTGTGAACCTAAATATATAGCCATGTTAATCTTTATTTTTTGTTTCTCTAAACCAATCAATTATACGCATTATATTAAGCGTTAAAGCTGTGCATAATACGAGAGCGGTGATTATTGGAGTAAATTTCATTATAAACGCTAATACACCACCTATAGTGGCTGTATTAGCAAATGTATCCATTATAGTAGTATCTTTCATATTATAGTCCTGAACGAGTTTTCATATAATCCATTACATCATTTACCTCACTATCACTTAAAGGATAATCATAAATAGCAATTTGTGCTATATCACCACGATAAAATCCCTGGTTTGTAGCACGAGAAGCTATAACTAAAGGAGTAGGACCTGTGGTAGAACCTGTATTATAAGTTTCACTACTACCTGTAGTTTTAGTAGGTGGTAAATTTCCTACTAAATCTTCAAATACATCTAATCTACAATTACCTACACCAGTAAATGTTAATCTTTGAGCACCAAATTGCCAAGCATTAACAGTAAGAGTATTACTACTATCTGTTACAACTGTTGTTGTTCCTGTAAAAGCGTGTCCTCTAAATCTATTATCAAAAACCATTGCTAATACAGCACCTGTAGATAAACCATTATTTGCTATTATATCTCCTTCAGCTAAATTAGTAGGATAATGTAATATAATAATTGTATGTTCTTTAAAACCCATTGTAACTAAAAAATCAGTATTGGGAATAGAAGAAGATATATAGTAGTTTTGATAAACAGGTAATTGTGTAATATCCCAATATTCTCCTGAAACATAACCTGGGGTACCTGATTTTTCAGTGAAGTTTTTAAAAGGTTCAGCACCTAAAGATACTACATCTTTTAAATAATCAGCACTACTATATGTTGTATTAGTAGCATCATAATACACATATGGGTCATATGGTGGTATATCTGTTCTAGAAACAGCTGCTTCTCCTTTTACAAAGGCAAATGGTGTAAACATATATTATACGAAGTTTTTAACGTTACTTAAGTAAAGATTTGTTGAATCAAATGATATAAATGTAATTATATCCTCACCATTTGCTGTTGCTGTAGGTGTGTAAGCACTTCCACTTACTTGTTTTACACTTGAGGCAAATGATATTGAACCTGAAGCAACAGATGCTTGTTTAACTCTTAAGTTAATTGTTTGACCTGGTAGAATATTAGTTGGATTAACAAATGTATTACTTCCAGAAACTAGTGTTAATGTAAAGAAATTACCAGTTGATAAATCAAGTGATGCTGTATTTGAACTAATTGATAAAGCACTTACATCACCTCTTACTGAACCGCTAAATACTGCATTTTGAGTTACTGCTGCTAAACTGTAGAATGAAGCTGTAGTAGCAATACTTGCAGATAAAGCGTTAGTAGCATAAGATGAACTAATAGCTTGTGAAGCAGAATCTGCAGAATTAGCAGCACCAGCTCCTAAAGCAAATGTAGCAAAAGATGAACTTAAAGCATTTGTTGCGTAAGATGAACTTAAAGCATTAGTAGCATATGAGGCACTTGCAATTGAACCCGTAATTGTTCCTGTTACTGTTAATGAACCGGATATAATTTGGTTACCAATAAATGTATTTGAACCTGTTGTAGCAAAAGCAGCTGAATTAAATGGAACAGAACCTGAGATAATATATAATGTATTTACATCTGGTGAACCAATAGCATTGTATTCTGCTTGAGTTAATGTTACAATGTTTTTAACCGGAGCTGAACCTGTATAATTATCAGTTACGTTTGTAATTAAACTACCTGAATTTGAACCACTTATAGCATTAAATCCATTATTCATTGTTAATGAACCAGACACATTTAAATTAGGTGTGTATACTGTATTAGATGCAGATGCTGTAATATAACTACCTCCTAATACTATTGAATTAGCAATTCCAGTTTCAATTAAGTTATGATTACCACCAACTATAACTGAGTTATCACCAGCATTGTTAGTTAGGTTGTTTTGACCTCCAATAATTGCTCCATACAATGAACCAAATTTCATTGTGTTATTTTGTCCACCAAGGATTGTTGAAGCATCAGCAGATATACCATTATATCTACCACCAATTATAATACCACCTGGTTCGTTAACTCCATCATCAATTGTTTGGTTTTGAAATCCACCAAGAATACCTCCATACAATCCTCCAAATCCATAAGGACGACGGTATATGTTTTGTCTACCACCAATAATGAAGGAACCATTCATCTGTCCTCCTAAAATTTGGTTTTCAATACCACCAATCATTAATGAACCAGTACCTAATGTTCCACCACCATCAGCACTCATTGTATTAGCGGTTCCACCAATCATTACGTTTGCAAAAGCAGTAGTACCATCAATTTTTAAATTATTACCTAAAATAATTGAACCTGAGGCATTTGTGATTTGGGTAGGGAATGAACCAGTATCTGTTAAGAAAATGTTATTTCTTAAATCTTGAGTTAATACTTGAGCACCACCAGCAGCATTTAAAGCAAACGATGCTGTTAAAGCATAGCTAGAAGAAAATGCATTATTTGCAAATGAAGCACTTGTTGCGTTTGTAGCAAATGAAGCACTTGTTGCTGTATTAGCGATTGAAGCTGAAGTAGCCGTACTTGCTGATAATGCATTTGTAGCATATGAAGCACTTAAAGCATTTGTAGCAAATGAGGCACTTGTTGCTGTATTAGCAATCGAAGCTGAAGTAGCTGTAGTGGCAAATGAAGCAGTACCCTGTAGACTACCTGTAAATCCATTTAATGAATTTACTGAACCTGTAAAATTAGAAGGACCATTTACAACATTAAATGTTCCATATAAAGTTTGAACATCATTTGAAGCATCACCAAACTGGTTTGAACCACTTGAGTAAATTACTGATGATGTAATTGTTTGAGTATATAATAAAGCTACACTTGCTGTACCTGTAATCATTACATTAGATGCAGTTACGTTAGCAAATGTAGGACTTAATCCGTTTGGTATGTTTGAGGCAAATGATGCTGATACTGCTTGTGAAGCAGAAGTAGCAAAAGATGAACTAGTTGCTGTAGAGGCAAAACTAGCACTAATAGCATTAGTAGCAAATGAAGATGAAATAGCTGTATTTGCATTGTTTGCTTGTGAAGCAGAAATTGCTGTAGTAGCAAAAGATGCTGATGTAGCTGTATTTGCTGTTAAAGCAGATGAAGCACTTAATGCATTAGTAGCATATGATGCGCTTATACTCGCACTAACGTTGTTTATAACGTTGTTAAATGTTGAACCATCGCCTTTGGTGTATGTAATAGTAGCATCTGTACTAGACGCTGTTACTAATAATGAACCTGTGTTTGTTGTTACTGCTGAACCCGTTGCTACTGTAACATTAAATGTTGAAGCATCACCTTTAGTAAATGTAATTACGTTATCAACAGCACTTGCTGTAGTTAACAGTGATGCTGTTGATACAGTTACTCCTGCATTTAAAGCAAATGATGCTGTAATAGCAAAACTTGATGATAATGCATTTGTTGCGTATGAAGCAGACGTAGCATTTGTAGCAAACGAAGCACTAGTTGCTGTAAGTGCACTATTAGCGTTTATAGCGTGTGAACTACTTAAAGCCGTGGCACTATATGAAGATGATAAAGCATTTGTACTATACGAGCTACTAACGCTAGTAGACGCAAATGAAGCACTGGTTGCAATATCTGCTTTTGATGAGGTAATTTCTAAACTACCTGTGATTTTGTCTCCTAAACCAGTTTGTAATTCACTACCACTAATTTGTGTTAGGAACTGGTATGATGAAGAAATGAAAAGATTGGATAAATTACGGCCCATTATATATTAAAAGTTAGATACGTTGTTGACATAAGCACGGTATGGATATTGTGGAAATTGAGGATATCGAGAATCATATACTGGTAGACCACATTCAACTGCTTGTCCGTAATGATAACCTCTACCATTTCTACGCATTACAATTGGTGAGCGATATTGTACACCAAAATCTGGATACATTTGTTGTAATTCTACGTTAGCATTTAATTCTGGGAAATTACCCTGATTTTGAATTAAATAATTGGTTAAACGCTCTTCGTAGAATTGTTTTTTATTTTCAACAGATTGTCTTTTTCTGTTATACCATGTTCCATCAGCGGCAGTACTATTTTCACCACCCTGTGGAATTAATAAACCATTATTTCTAGGACGTAAGTAAATGTCCTCTAGAGCATAGTAATATGCTTCGTATAATAAAGCATTTTGAACCCAATCTAATACTAATGTCTCATAGTCACCAGACAATGTATTAGTTCTAATATCGTCTTTGATTTTATTGTACAATTTAGTACCTAAAATTCTTTGAGTTTCGATATCTTGAGCTTCACGAATAGCATTTTTTAATAATTCACTATCAACATTATTATTAATGTCTGTGAATTGGCGAAGATTAGCTTCTGAAATTATAAATACATCAGTCATGGTTTTAGTTTATTATTAAGACGCTACTACAGTACCTTGTGGGTTATTAACAGTAATTGCTTCAATTATCATACTTGCTGAAGCTGGTGTAAAGGTTGTTCCTGTTTTCATTGTAAATGAAGCTACACCTAACACACTACCTGAAACTGTTACTGTAGCATCAGCTGTACAGAAAATAGAACCAAAAGAACCAGTTATAACACCTGAACCAGCAGGTCCAAACATTGTAGCACCACTAAATGTTTTTGTTGTGCTACCTGATACTGCTGTATATTGAGTATTTAAATTGTAAGCATTATCATAGCTACCTGTTACTCCAATAGAAAATAATAATCCAGTAGAAGCAGATACTGCACTTGTAATACCTTGTAATCCAGAGTATTCAGTAGCACTATTAACTGCAGAAGCGGTTGCATTAAATACTGCAGAAGCAGTAGCTGTAAAGTTAGCAGCACTAGTAGCAAATGGTACTGAGTTAATATAAATTGTGTTTGATGTATTTGTTTTAGCTTCTGAGCCAGTATAAAATACAACATTAACTCCCTCTACGCTAAATGCTGTAATAGCAGCCTCTCTTAATGAGGCAGTAGCTGAAGATGAAACGTAAGTATCAGCATAACTCGCTGATATAAAAGCAATACTAAAATTAGTAGTTGCTGGTGTTTTTAGTTGTCCTGTAGTTTCAGGAGTGGTTCCGGATATTACTGTTATTGACATAATTTTATTTTTAGTTTATTGGTTGTTCTTGTCCAGCTTGGTTAATATTAGGATCATTTAAGCGGTCAGCTCTTTCAATTTCGGCTTCTAATACATTATCTTCACCTACTTCAGCTTCTTGACCTACTACTACATCAACCTCTTCTTTACCGTCGCTGTATAATTTTAATTGTTCAACACCTAAAATGTAATCATTACCATAGTTAACTTTTAAAATTTCATCAAAACAATCTAAAATTGCTTGTTGAAATGGTTTAATTACAGTATTTGTAAATAACAAATAGGCATCTATTGTTTCTTCTCTACCACCTAATTGACCTTCGGTTTTAATACCTAACATCATAGGCGAAGTGATTCTATGAGCAGTTAATATTTTCTGCGTCACTAAATCGTTTATAGTTGTATAGTACTGATCTGTACCATTAGATTGTATAGGTGTAATGACTGGTGCATTTTCTGGACTATCAACGTCCATATAAATTAATGAACCAGCATTTTCAGTACCACCGTACTGATTACGAAGCATTATTTCAATTGCTTCTCTTTCTTCCTCATTCGCATTAGTAAAAGTAGTAATAGCGAGAGAAGGTACAACACCATTAGTAATATTGTTAAGGTGGAAATTATCAACCTGAGCATCTAATTCTATTACTTTTAATGCACCTACATAATCAGGAACTGGATAATATTTCATACCAGGACGATAAGAATAGTAAGCATAAAGTTGAGATGGTTCTTCCATCTTAGTATTAGGGTTGTAAACTGGTAAGAATGGGATATCTTCTAATGATTGGTTTATATATGAATTTAAACCATTCCATTCATCCCAAATATAATATCCAGGTACTTTACCTCTAAAATTCTTTTCTTTTGCTCTTAAATAAGAGAAATCAATATGATATACTTCGGCAATTTTATTTCTGTCTTTAGACCATATTATTTCTAAAGCAAATCCACCAAATAATTTTAAATCTTTAGCTACCTTTTTAAAAATGTCGTTCCACGACTCGTTTTCGTAATTAGCGAAATCAAGGGTTTCTGGCATATTAGACGTTAATCCATTGCCTATAATAGCTTCAACGGTTGCGTTAACACATGTACCATGAATTGATGAATAATTCATCAAATCAATTAATTTGTTTGGAAAACCATTATCCGCACCAAAACTAATGTAGAATTGATTCTTACGTTCAACTAAACTAATACGCTGATTAGTTTCTGTTGATCTTGGAATAGTTTTAAAGGTATATTTTGAATTATTACTCATTATTAAGGATAGTTGTAAGTGTAATATCTACTGCTTGTTGGAGATAAATATTGCGTGATGGTTACTTCGTTGCTACCACTCACATAAGCTCTTTCAGTTGATAAAAAAGTGCCTTTAACAATACCACCTTGTTGTCCATTCCAAGTATTAGTTGTATTAGCCCATAAAGTAGCTTGAGTACTCCAAGTACCTAAAACAGAAGATGGAATTGCTGAATAAATGTCAACATTATATTGCCCAGAAGCCGTTGGTATAGTTGAACCACTTATTTGAAATACTAACCATTCATTTAATGGACCTACAGTATTAATTAAAGTAGCTTCAACATTAGCAGTCGTAGACGAGTCATACGATTGAGTAAAATCAAGTAACAACTTGGTAATACCTGCAGATGCTGTTATACTAGGATATACAGCATTTGAATTTGTATTTAATGAACGGTCAAATTGTAGCATTTTGTATAAATATTTTTTTAAACCAAATAGGGGGTTATCACACTAGGCGATAACCCCCATTCCTGGTTACTTAAGTTATTAATTAAGCGTAAGAGGTAATTGTAATACCGCTTAATGAGCTACTAAATGTAGTTGCAGATCCACTAACTTCAGAAGCTGGATTTGGTTCGTTGCCTGAAAATACAAGATTATATCCGTTCAAGTCGCTGAATGCAGTACCGGTTTGACCAGTTCCACTCAACAACTGAGCGCCATTTACTTGTCCCATCAAGAACCAACGAGCGGCTCCAGTTTCACTACCGTTTTGTGTTTCGATAATGATTCTTAAGTTAGGGTTTTGTGCTAATACTCTTACTTGGTTACGAGTAGCAGTTTGCATTTTGAAGAATACGGCGTTAATTGTTTGGTTATAAACAATAGTACCGTTTTCTGGGGTTGCTACTAATTCTTCACTATAGTTTGAAGTTTGGCGGAATAACTGGAACTGGTAAAAAATACCAGAACCAGTAATGCCAGTTATCAAACCTTGAGAACCAGTAATGCTAGTTATCGAACCAGAAAGAATATAAATTGCTTTTAGACCACCGGTATTATCGCGGCAGCCAAGCTGGAATCCTGAGGTAATATTACAAGACATAATTATATTTTTCTAGTTTTAGGTTAAAAATAATAAATTAGGCTAAATCGTTAGATACCCAGAATTCAGGATATGCGATGTTAACACCTAATTTAGTTGAAATTCTGTGACGTAAAGTA